CCCTGTTGGAGCCCTCCCGGTGCTTAGTGCTAAACGCCCTGAGCGTCCAAAACCACAAACAGAATCCTCATAACCTGAGGTATGTTTGTCTCTAACCATTCGCTGATTGAACAACGAGCGGCAGATGGTTCACTACTAACGATACATAAGGAACTCACAATGACGATGAAGAGAAGGTATCTATACTTCATAGATTGTCCTTATATGACTTCCCTTGACGTGAACTTTGGATCCGGATGGATCCTGGGCACTCCGACTAAGGGTAAGTCATCTCTCATCGGGCTACAGGCAACGGAGTCCTTTACGAATCCTATCTGGCTTTACTTCCGTAAGTACGGTAAGTATGTGTCAGCGAATTCTGGGCTCCGAAATTTCGATCGTGGTAATCCTTTTACTACGAAAAGGAATTTCTATTCCGACTCCAGGTTTGGAGTCTTGGGTGACACTAACAATACCATCACCGATAATCCTCAAACAGAGGAAAATCAATTTGGTGGTGGGTTAGCGACATACCAACGCCTGAATGGTACCATACTTCGGTATAACTATTCAGGCCGTCTGTTCGCCAAGTATGACGACCAGGCGGGAATAGCGGGCAATCTGTTCCCTACGGTAGGTCCCATTAACGAGACAGAAGTTAATGTCTTAGGGACTTACGCAGTGAGAGCAGTTGCGCCCACAAATCCTGTAGCGAATCTAGCGAACGCACTCGGAGAGTTGAAGCGTGACGGCTTGCCGTCTGCTCCTACACTCGAAACCTGGCGAACAAGATCACTTAACGCCCGCAACGCGGGCAGTGAGTACTTGAACGTCGAATTTGGGTGGATACCTCTCTTGAGTGATATTCGGAAAACCGCGTACGCCCTCAAACATAGCCAAAAGCTAATAGAGAGTTATGTGCGGAATTCGGGCCGGAAAATGCACCGGCGCCTAGAATTTCCATTGCAGTTGTCGACTACTGTTACAGATATGGGCGATCAATTCCCAGCGCCTATCACCTTAAATGGTACGATGACGACGAAAGGACGGCTAACTAAAGAAACCACTGTCTCCAAGAGAACTTGGTTTGAGGGCTGCTTCACTTATTATGTGGAGCAAGGTGATTACTTCCTTGCTCGTGCAAAACGGTATGAGCAGCTCGCAAACAAGCTTCTTGGGACCCGGATAACACCGGAGGTTCTTTATAACCTGACGCCCTGGAGTTGGGCCCTCGACTGGATTGTAGATCTTGGTGCCGTAATTGGCAACATATCCGCGTTCCTAACCGACGGCCTCATAATGCAGTATGGATACGTGATGCAAACTTCTGTCATCACTGACGTCTATACTCTGACCGGTGCCACTTGTGGCAATCAACCGGTTCAGCTTTCTCAAACTCTGGGTACAACCCAGAAGTTAAGGAGAAAGGCGACCCCTTATGGATTCGGCCTAAACCCGAACGCTTTCAGCGAACGGCAATGGGCTATACTCGCTGCTCTAGGGTTAACCCTAGGCGGCAATAAACTTGCCTACTAAAACATAGTTCTTGGCAAGTTTTCCAAAAGCGACAAGATCTGTCGCTTATCAACTGTAAAGGTAGTGCCTTATGTTCGCAGATCCTCAATCACTCGCCATGACAGGCTGGACGGGAACCCCGTTCAGCCTGCCGCGTATCGGCGCTGGACTCACCTCTGGTGATTTCCAGACCGACGACGGGACCAAAGCTCTCTTTGTCAGTCATCAGACTGGCAAACGACAGAGAGATTTGGTCAAGTTGAGCGTGTCAAAGATTGCTCCCGATCCGCTGATCTCGAGTACGAATATTAAGTACTCGGCCAGCATCGGGATTACCTTTGACAGGCCGATCACAGGATTCACCGTTGATGAGATCGTACAAGCCTTTGTTGGCTTGTCGACAAATCTTACGGCCTCTACAAACACGAACCTTAAGAAGGTTCTTGGATTGGAGAGCTAAAGAGAATCCTGATTGACCGACGATGTCGGATCAAGCAGATGTAAGGCTAAGGATATTTAACCCATTAATGAAATGAGGAAATATGAAAAGCCTAACGCTACTGCTGCAGTGTCTGCTCTCGGAAGAGGGCAGATGGTGTCGCATAAGCACCGACCGCGATTCAAAAACTATCGCGGATCGTGTTAAGGACGAAGGTGATTCGTTTCTTACGATCACCCTACCGACTTTCGCTAAGGAGCTCGAAAAAGCTCTTGACGAACAGGCGGTAACTCTTCACTCTTTTCCCTTGTGGAAGAAAAGTGGTAGGCTCCCCGTGTTTCTACGAGGATTCCTTGAGCTCGTCTTTGATACCGAAAGTGGTGTCCTACTCAGCGATGCTGACCCGAGGGCTATTCGAGCTATGAGACAGATTAGTCTGTTTTATAGCAAGATTCAGCTTGAATGCTCTGAAAAGAGAGTTCAGGCTGCCTTTAATCAGTATGCCGAGATCGAACTAGAACTGAAAAATCGCGACTCACAAGTCTCAGATATGTTGCATACACTTCGTATGCAGCAGTTTGAGACTGTCGCGAGTAAACTTTGGAGCAAGCCTCTTTGGTGGCTAGAAAAAGCCATCAAGGAGGGTACCCTTGTTCCAAAGCACGGACCTGGTGCGACCGCGGATCGACTTAAGGGGAACCAAAAGTTCCTTGTCGATTCATGGCCCCAGCGGTTGGATGATTGCTTCCAATATCTGGATTATGCAATCCCCAACCACCGTTTCTGGAAAGAAGCGGACCGTGTTCAGTATCTAGTACCCGGAGCCGAGATCCCCGTCAGGGTGATCGCGGTTCCTAAGACGATGAAAACGCCAAGGATTATAGCCGTTGAGCCCACTGCAATGCAATATATGCAGCAGGCGATCAGCGACAACCTGGTGTCCAACTTAGAAGGGCGTCACTTCCCTTATAAGTGGATGATCGGCTTCGAACGCCAAGAGCCTAATCAGCAAATGGCGAAAGAAGGTTCCCTTCACGGGGAATTAGCTACGCTAGATCTTAGCGAAGCTTCAGATCGCGTTTCCAATCAGCATGTACGGCGACTCACGAAAGGATTTCCTCGGGTAACTGAGGGAATTCAGGCGTGTAGAAGCCGGAAGGCTGACGTGCCTGGCCACGGAGTCATCCGTTTGGCCAAGTTCGCGTCGATGGGTTCCGCTCTTACTTTCCCGCTAGAGGCGATGGTCTTCTTGACCATTATCTTCATGGCGATCGAGCAGGAGCAAGGACGTCCACTCACCAAGAATGACATCCAGTCATTCAAGGGTCGGGTGCGCGTTTATGGGGATGATATTGTAGTCCCCGGAACTTATGTGCAATCAGTGATAAGGGAGCTTGGTGCTTTTGGGTACCAGGTTAACCCTAACAAGTCTTTCTGGAGTGGAAACTTCAGAGAGAGTTGCGGGAAGGAATACTTCCGCGGCTTCGATGTTTCTGTCGAAAAATGCCGTTGGAGATTGCCTTCGTCACTGACTGACGTCCAGGAGGTGGAGGGTTTGGTAAGTCTCAGAAATCGGCTGTTTATGGCCGGTAACTGGGAGACTGCCAAGTACATCGATGAGGTAGTATTAAAGCTGTTTACCCATAAGGGTGAACAGTATTACCCTATCGTTGAACCAACATCTCCTGTGCTGGGCAGATGGTCCTTTCTGGCATATTCTGCAGAGAGGATGAGTGACTCCACACAGAGCCCCTTGGTGAGGGGCTTTATAAGGAGAAACCGTATTCCCCGTAATTGCGTTGGGGAGTACGCTGCCTTGCAAAAGGTGTTCCTTAAACGCGGCGAAGAACCTTTTGCCGACAAGGAGCATCTAGAACGCTCAGGGCGTCCTGAAGCCGCCGACATCAAGCTCAGGTGGGCGAGTCCCTTCTAACGAAGGGATGCCCGAGGCCGACCCTCGTGAGAGGGGCGGAGGGGTTTAATACCCCCTGTGAGGGGATCTCGTTGTTCAAGATCCCTGTGGCAAATGCCAC